CATGATTTCTAATCGTAACAGAGTGGAGAGATATGTTGACTTCGATCAAATGGAATATACTCCGGAGATTGCCTCTTCATTAGACATTTATGCTGATGAGATGACAACACATTCAGCAATCAGTCCGATGCTTAAAATAAAATGCTCGAACGAAGAGATCAAGACAGTTGTTTCAACTTTATTCAAAGATATTTTAAATATAGACCATAACCTATTCGGCTGGTGTCGAACCATGTGTAAATATGGTGATTTGTTTTTGTACTTAGACGTTGAAGATGGTTTTGGAATAAAAACTGTTATAGGACTTCCGCCACAAGAAGTTGAAAGATTAGAAGGGGAAGATGAGAGTAATCCCAACTATGTACAATTTCAATGGAATTCCGGAGGCATGACCTTAGAAAATTGGCAGATGGCACACTTTAGAATTCTCGGCAATGATAAGTTTGCTCCGTATGGAACATCTGTATTAGAAGCCTCTAGGAGAATCTGGAGACAACTTACTCTATTAGAAGATGCAATGATGGCGTATCGTATTGTTCGTTCCCCCGAAAGAAGAGTTTTTAAAATAGACGTTGGGAACATTCCTCCACAAGATGTTGAGCAATACATGCAAAAAGTCATGACACAAATGAAACGAAATCAAGTAGTTGATCCTACGACAGGTCGTTTGGACTTGAGGTATAACCCAATGTCAATTGAAGAAGATTATTACATTCCAATTCGTGGGAACTCAAATACAGATATACAAAATCTAGCAGGTGGTCAGTTTACTGGTACGGTTGATGATGTTAAATATCTTAGAGACAAGTTGTTCTCCGCTCTTAAAATTCCCCAATCTTATTTAACGATGGGCGATGGAGCATCAGAGGACAAAACCACTTTGGCGCAAAAAGACATTCGTTTTGCACGGACCATCCAAAGACTTCAACGAGTTGTTATCTCCGAACTTGAAAAGGTTGCGATTATACACCTCTTTACTTTGGGTTTTCGAGAGGATGACCTACTGTCATTTAAATTAAGTTTAAACAATCCTTCCAAAATCGCAGAACTCCAAGAACTCGAACAATGGGATAAGAAGTTCTCCGTTGCTGCAAACGCCACAGAAGGATACTTTTCTCGCAGATGGGTTGCCGAGAACATGTTTGGTATTTCCGAAGAGGAGTTCTTAAGAATGCAGAGAGAGATGTATTATGATAAAAAATTCATGGCCTCATTAGAAGCCGCAGGTCAGCCCGCAGAAGGTGGCGATGGCGGCATGGGCGGAGGTCTCGGAGGAGATGAAGACATGGGCGATCTTGGTGGAGGAGATGACTTAGGAGATCTCGGAGGTACAGATGAATTGGGAGATCTCGGTGGAGATGAGGGTGGAGGAGACGAAGAAGAGGATATAATACTCGCAGAGCCTCCAGCAAAGCGAGATGACACAAAATGGAAAAGACCAGATGATCCTCAATACAAGCGCGGAAAATATAAAAGGCACAAATCTTCTTATTCAAAAGGCGGATTTAAAAAACAAATGAAAAATCAAGCAACAGGTGAGTATGGAAATACTTCTAGAACAACAAATCCGGGATTTAATCCACTAAAAGCTTTAGGCCGGGGAGTTGTGGAATCAAAAAGCCATAACGATTTAGAAGAAGAGAAACTATTTAATACAAGTCGACAGGTTGACCTATTGATTGAAAATCTATTAAAAACAAAGGTAAAAGAAGATGAAGCACAATAAGAAAAGAAACACCGCTTTTCTCTACGAATCTTTAATTAAAGAATTGACAATGTCTATCATTAAAGTGGACAATCAAAGAAAATCATTAATTATAAATATTATTAAAGAGAGTTTTGGGAAAAATTCCATATTAAAGAAAGAGTTGGAAATTTACAATTCCATCTTGGAAAACAAAGACAGCATGACTCAGGAGTTTTCCTCTAAATTTTTAAAAGAAACAAGGAAAGATTTTAATAATTTAGGCCGCAAAGAAGTTTTCAACGCTCAAACAAAACTAATAGAAGCGATTAATAAGAATTTATCAAATTCTGTTTTTGCAAATTTTGTACAGAATTATAAGAACATCGCAACAGTTGGCCAATGGTTCTCTTCTGATAGTTTAAGTGCAAAATCAAGATTATTGGTTGAGAATAAAGTGTTAAGCATTATTGTTCCTAAAACAAAAACAAGTGATAAGATGATACACATCGATAACTTAACTTACCGAACGTTTGTTGACAAGTTTAATGAAACCTATGATAAATCGTTGAGAGAAAATCAAAAATTGCTTTTAACTAATTATATAACTTCCTTTTCTGATAATGGGCTTGGATTAAAGTCTTTTATGAATGAGGAAATTGGTCGGCTTAAATCTGTATTGGGCGCACTGATACAACTTAACGAATCCAAATATAGCAACAGCAAAATAACTAACTCTAGAAAGGTGCTGATCAAGCTTAATGAATTTAAGAAATCACCGATTGATGAGAAGATGGTAAAACAACTCTTCTTTATTCAAGACTTGGTAGAGGAACTATCTAATGACAGTTAAAGTTACAATAAACAGCGATAAAAAAGATCGCTCTATAGACGTTGACGTTAATAAGTCAATCAAAGTCAACATTGTAGATAATAGTTCTTTCGTACATGTATTTGAACTAAAAGTTCGTGAGGCTCTTAACGGAGACTTTATGATTTTTGATCATAGTGATATTGATATTATAGTCTTAAAAGAACAAAAGAAAGTTATAGCATTCGCAAAAAGCACTTTAACAGAAAAGGTATACGGAGCAGAGTCTAGACTGTTTGATCATTTAAGAACGAAAGGGATTGTGGGGCATGATTCAATACAAGGCGGAAATATTTACGGATCACTAGAAGCGAAGATTTTAGATTCTAAAAAGTTTGACCCCATAGAGAGTACGCTGGTAAACATCGCTGAATGGGTTAAGGAGGAAATGCCTTATCTTAAATCAGAAGAAGGTTATGAGAAAATGATGGATGACTACTTCACAGAACCTACGGAAGAAGATTCAACAAAACTGGGTGAAGTTCCGGAAAAGGCGAAGAAGGGATCAATGGTTAACATGGGATTGTTTTCCCCATTCTATAACTCAATGTATAATTATTGAGGGTCTATGCAATTATTACATTTTATTCTTGCTGCTTATGGCATGACTTTTATTATTGTTTATGGAAAGATATTTGAAGATCTGCGACCTGAAAAAGATTATTCAAAGAAATGGAATACTTTATTTCACTGTCCGTTGTGTATGTCGTTTCATGTTGGATGGTTCATGGTACTCCTTTCACCATACACAGAATTGTGGAACTACGAAGTATCCTTAACAAATATGTTTATCTTGGCCTGTGTGTCTTCCGGTACCAGTTATTTTTTATCTATGCTTGTTAATGATTTTGGATTTCGCATAAATACTCCTAAGTAAAAACCCATTCATAAACTATTTACTTATAAAGGAGAGGCTATATGAATTCCGGGATTTACATAATTAAAAATACTATTAATGGCAAATTCTATATCGGAAGTGCGGTTAATATAAAGACAAGGTGGTCCCAGCATAGGCACCAACTCAAACATAACAAACACGGCAATAGATATTTACAAAGGTCATGGAACAAACACGGAACAGAAAACTTTGTCTTTGAAGTTTTAGAATATGTAAAAGATAAACATAAGTTGATTTTATGCGAACAAAAATGGTTTGATAAAGTGAAACCCTATGACCACAACATTGGCTATAACATATGCCGAATAGCCGGGTCTTCTCTAGGAGTCAGACACACAGATGAAATGAAAGCAAATTTGTCAAAAGCAATCAAAGGTAGAAAACTATCAGACCAAGCAAAAAGAAACATTTCTCTATCAAAAATGGGGGAGAAGAATCCGATGTATGGTTATATTTATTCCGAAAGACAGAGAAAGCAAAAGTCCTTAGCAAACACGGGCGAAAAAAATCCATTTTATGACAAGAAGCATACAAAAGAAACCAGAGAAAAGATGTCTAAAAGTGGGAAAGGTAAAAATTCAGGACCAAAAACAGAAGAACATTTAGATAAGATCAAAAAGTCTATGATAGAGTCTAAAAGAAAAAAGTCCTCATTGGACAAAGAGAAGGTATTAGAGATGAGAAGATTAAGAAAAGAAGGTAAAAAAATTATAGAAATAGCAAAAATGTTTTCTATAAGTGCGGGACACGCAGGAAAGATCTGTAGAAAGGAAATATGGAAATTTTAATAGGATTCTGGGTTGGGGTATTTTTGTTTGCCGTAAATGGTTTTACAGAACTATTTACATTTGAATACAATTTGATTAATGTTTTCTTGTGCGGGTGTATCTCGGCAGAAACAAGTTATTTATTGTCAATGATAGTAGATGACTATGGATTTAGAAATGGAGATAAAAATGAATAACTTTTGGATAAAGAAATATGCTTTACAACCGGTTCGTCGTTGCTGTTCAGGTTCCTGAAACGAGCGGAGAGAGACCGCATTATTTGGAGATTTAAATGAATAAGAAATTATTAACAGAATTTTATGCGCTTTGCAAAGATGGCATCTGTCTTGATCTTTTAACCGAAAGGGAAAAGAAGGAAAGAGATAGCGGTGTCGTATACCTTTCAGGTCGCTTACAAACTGCTGATACAAAAAATGGAAATGGAAGATCATATCCCGCAAAAATTCTCAAAAGAGAAATAGAAAATTACCAAAATGTTGTTAAAGACAACAGAGCGTTGGGAGAATTGGACCATCCTGATGATTCTGTTATAAATCTGCGAAATGTCTCCCATGTTGTAACAGATGTTTGGTGGGAAGGTAAAGATGTTATGGGAAAGATTAAAGTGTTGGATACACCATCCGGTCGTATACTTAAAGATCTTGTGAATTCCGGAATTAAACTTGGAATTTCATCTCGTGGATTGGGATCCGTACAAGAAGGAATGGGTGGAGTTACAATGGTTCAAGAAGATTTTGAATTAATTTGTTTCGATATTGTTTCCGAACCATCAACACCAAATGCTTATATGTACCCACAAGGTAAAAAAGCAGGTATGTATGAGAATAAGATTAACGAGGCGAGACAAAACATCGTTAATGATTTGTTTAAGAAAATTCTTGGAGAATAAATGAAAAAGAGCGAATTAAAGAAAATTTTAAAACCCCTAATTAAAGAGTGTATCAAAGAGGTGATCTTCGAAGAAGGCGCTCTATCCACTATAATATCTGAAGTCGTTAGAGGGACTGCTGGTCATAAGCCTATTATAGAAAATAGAGAATTTAAATCGGATAAATTACAGCAAGAGCAAAAAAGAAAAATAATGGAAGAACAAAAACAAAAAAGAAAAAAGATGTTAGATTCAATAGGAAAAGACGCATATAATGGTGTCAATCTATTTGAAGGAACAACACCGGCGCCGGCACCTGCAACAACTCAAGGACAGGGTCCGTTAGATGGCGTAGCCCCAAATGATCCCGGTGTTGACATTTCATCAATCTTCTCCGGACAATCTTCTAATATTTGGAAGAAGCTATCAGGAAAATAAAATGGCAAACAATTTAAATATAAGACCCAGAAGAAACGAAAGTCAAGATAGACTTATAAAGAGATTTTTAAAGAAACTTAAAAAACTTGGAGTCCTTGAGGAAGCAAAAAACAGAAGAGAGTTTAAAAAGCCCTCATGTAAAAAGCGTAGAGCTAGACAAAAAGCAATTGCTCGCAGAAAGAAAGATGAAGCGAAAAGAAATAAAAATAACTAATTACTTTAGTTTTGGAGAATTAATAAATGTCAGTATACAAACCAAATAGTTGGGGTCGCACAAGAAGGCCAAAGAATAGCACAAAGAAAGATCGTGATTTTATAACAGGATCACAAAGCCTAACATCTCTATATGATTACAGAGTAGATGGAAGCCAAGAAAGTAACATGGCTCCATCTTCGGGCATCTATGTTACCGAAAATCAACGATACATGCACTTGCATTGTTCCGGTTCTGCATCCGGAGTAGATAATGTATTTGTATTTATGTATGCTTCAAATTCTTGGAGTGAATTGGTAACCGGTTCCGCTGGATCAGTCATTGTGGGTGCTAATGAACACAAGGTAATAGAAATCTATGGGGTTGACTTGGTGGCTTTTAATACTTCTTCTGCTGCTGGGCCGGCTATAACAAATAAAAATTATGCTGCATTCAGCACTTTTTAAGAGAAATAAATGGGCGAATTTGGATGGGCATATGTACAAGGTGGAGCACTCACTGGAGCCCTAGGGCCGACAGGATCAGTATTACTTAAAACTGGTGAAAAAGAGATAAGCGGGTCTTCTCGCCTTATGTTCGACACTTCCAGTTATGCTTTATCATTATCAGGAAGTCTCTATACCAGTGGTGCTATAACTGCTTCCTATCTTTATTTACCGGATCTTATAGGTGCAACTGCTGTGTCTTCGAAGTTTCTTGCCCTAGATTCAAATAACAATCTGGTATTGACCTCGTCTGAGGGCACTACATTGGGTAGCAGTGGAATCTCTTATTCCCGTCGTGCAGTGACATCTACAATTACAGCTTCTATTTCTGATACTATATTAGGGGTTTCTGCCTCTTCCGCTTTGGAAATAAGACTTCCAACCGCTGGAAGTTATCAGGCTGGTCAATACTTTACGGTTAAAGATGAGGGTGGGAACGCCGATCTGAATAACATAACCATTTTGACCACCGGAGTCGAGACCATTGACGGCCATGTAACTATAATTTTGGAATCTCCTTACTCTGCCATTAATATATACTCAGATGGAACCTCAAAATTCTTTATTTACTGATTCGTCTCTTGGAATTTTTAATCACTACTTAGGTATGAAGGCTCTAAAAAACGCCGCTGGGAGACCTGTGGCCTGCTTTTTGACGAGCCTTGCTATAATTTCTTGGAGGAAATAAAATATGGCTTATAAATTTCAATTAGGGGCTGCTATACTTAGTGGTTCCATCAAAGCAGAGGAAGGAATCGTTTCAACAGATGTTGATGATACTACTGCTGCTAATATCGTCGCTCAAATCGACGCTGGAGAGTTTCCTATAGAGAAGCTTGCTGAAAAACAAATTTCTGGAAAAGATCTTGGAACTAACCTTGATTCTCTTTCTGTTGATGACTCTTCTATCGAATTTAGTGCTGGTAGTGCTTTTAATGGTTCTGCTGCTTCTAGTATTCGTGTTAAAGCTTTGGGTATTACCAATGCTATGTTGGCTGGATCAGTAGCTTCAAGCAAAATCGCTGAATTAAGCGCTTTTGATACAGGCGATCTTGCCGAAGGCTCTAACCTTTACTACACAACTGCTCGTTGGGACACTAAAATGGCTGCAGCGGACACAGGCGATCTTGCTGAAGGTTCTAACCTTTACTACACATCTGCTCGTTGGGATGCTAAAATGGCTGCTGCTGATACTGGTGATCTTTCCGAAGGATCTAACCTTTATTACACAGACGCTAGAGTTACAACTCGCGTTGCTGATGCTGCTTCTGCTACTGCTGTTAGAGATCATCTTTCTGTTGGCGATTCTAACAGTATTGACATGTCTTATACTCTCGGAATGTTTACTGCAGATCTTAAGAAAAAAGCTTCTGAATTTGACATTACCGCGGAAAACGGCCTTGAGCTTGCTGCTACGGGTATCGTGAACAGTAAACTGGCTAATAGCAACGTGACTGTTGTTGCTGGAAGCGGTTTGTCTGGTGGTGGATTGATTGACTTAGGTAGTTCTGTTACACTTGATATTGAAGTATCTGGTGCTGTTAAAATTGCTTCTGATAAGGTCGGTCTTTCTGGCTCTATCGCTGGAGACGCTCTAGATTATTTCGGTGGTGTTGATTCTATTTCTGCACTTCACGTTGTTGCAGATGAGAGTTCAATTGAGGCTGTTGGCCGCAATTCTCTTCGCGTTAAAGCTCTTGGTATAACCAACGCTATGCTTGCAGGATCAGTAGCTTCAAGCAAAATCGCTGAATTAAACAATTTTGATACTGGTGATCTTGCTGAGGGTTCTAATCTTTATTATACAACTGCTCGTTGGGACACTAAAATGGC